CTGGAAAGTCTGCTCAAAGAGACCATAAAGTTACTGAACTATATTATCTTCCTCCAATAAACATATGGCAGGACGTTAATAATAACCAACTACCAGGTTCAAGTTACAGAAGAGTATCTAGTGAAACAACCGAAGCTGAAGAATGTAATCCTTCTGGACAATACACATCTAATCCAGGTACCGTTAGGTCAGGTTTGCCAGATGTTCCACTAGGAAAAATATTTGACGCGAAAAATATACAAAAGCTATTTCCTTATGAGGGAGACGTAATGCTTGAAGGTAGGTCTGGTCATAGTATAAGATTTGGAAGCACAGTTAAAGGAGCAGAGTATCCTAATTGGTGGTCGACAACAGGAGAAAATGGAGACCCAATAACCATAATAAGTGATGGACACAGCCCAACACCTGGAGAATTTGAAATTGACGATACTACTTATGATAACATATATAAAATAGAAGACCCTAATAAAGATGGTTCCGTAGTTATTTTAACGTGTACACAAACAATTCCTATAGAAGTACCTTCAGTAATTGGAAATAATATTAGACAAGATTCATATGGAAACGTTTCAAAAATTCCAAAGATAGGCCCAACAGAACTAAACTTTACAGCAGAAATAGATAAAGCAGAAGTAGAAAATAAAGAATCTAGTGGTGGTGATGATAGAGACCAAGAACAACAGGTAGAAGATAATAAAAAAGAAGAAGAAATAAAAGAAGAGGAAAAAGAAGAAAAAGAAGAAAGCAACGTCGATGAAGAAAATAGTGATATTATCATAGGAGGTTATCTTGCTTATCAACTTGCTGGAGGAGTAGATAGCTATACTGGTTGGTCTGTAGATATACCACAAGGAACATATGGAAAATATAAGTCCCGAGCTCTTGTCAAAGAGGTATACCAGGCATGTGTAGACTATCCTGGAGATTTAGAAGGAAAGAACGTTATATTGGATACCTCTATTTCTTCACTAGGTTGGGATAGTGTTAAAGATTGTTTGGGCGCTCGTATTATACACATCAATAAATATTTTGATAAGAAGGATAGACTCACATCAGTACTTCCAATATACCTTAAGTATGATGGATCCTTTAGGTTTGGAGGATACTACAATAGAACTATGGATGCACGGCAGTTTGAAGAAATGATGAGAACAAATAGGATAACCATAGATGATACGAAACCTCAATGGCCAAGACAGATGCAAGGCAGACCAGAACTTAATAAGGATAGGGTTCTGGATAAGTCCGAGTGGAATGTTACCCAAACATACAACGACTTAAAGTTTAGTTATTTTAATAGACTGATGAGTGGACCATTGGGAGGAAGACCTTACAAACTTGATGGGTCAGATAATACTATAGTAGCCATGATGAAGGTGTTAAAAGAAAGAGGGGCAGCTTCTATAAAATTATTAGGGGTAGGAGATTATTTTGATAATACTCCTGGATATGCATCAGTAAACCAGTACCTTCAAGAGCAAGCAGATCAAGTGGATATAGCAACGTTTGTAGGTGGATATGAAATGAGTAATCAACAAATATGTGGTGGAATTCCTAAAGACCTTGAGGCGTATAGGGCCCAAATAAACGGACAAGGAGAACCACCTGCACCTCCGCCACCACCATCACAAAAAGGCCAGAGAGTATTAGAAACATATAAGGGATTCAACATAGTGTTATATACCGAAGAAAAGGGTAATTCATACGTATGGTTTGATAGAAATCAAACAGAAAATCCTCCGTTTTCTACAGAAATAAAAACAGCTGCAGAAATAAACATAGATCCTCTGGATGAAATAGACAAAGGATATTGGTTTGAATTAGAAATACAAACGTATGAGGTTACTGGTAGAAATGGATATATGTTTAGAACCATTGACAATGCCGTTGAACTTTTTAAGGAAGACCTAGATATAGCAATTGAGGATTGGGAGGATCCAATATTGTAAAAATATGAATAGTTTTATATTTATATAAGTAATGGAGAATAACTATGGCATACCAACCGGTACCACCAGCAGAATATGCAGGTAAACAAGTACTAATAAGCTCAGATAGAATACTATTTAACGCTAGAACAGATTCTGTTTTTCTTTTTTCAGACAAGTCTGTTGGAATATCTACTAATGGTACATTTAATGTAGACACAGGAGAAGATACCATAATAAATAGTCCTGGTATATATTTAGGGCTAGATGCAGAGGAAAAGATGGTTCTTGGAGATACGCTTGTCGCACTAATAGAAGAGTTGTGTGATGCTCTTGGAAAAGAAACGCATCCAACACCTAATGGCCCTTCAGGACCTCCAATAAACGCAGCATCATATACTGCAATTAAAAACAAAGCTAAGAACATTTTAAGCGCACAAAACTTCACACTATAGATATGGCATTTAATCCAGGAGCATTCATAGCAAATATAAACAGTCTTGAAAGAAGCAAGCCTAATACAAGGTTTGACTTTGCTAACGCATGGGCAAATGCTTATTTTGCTGGTTATGGAAACCCAACCCCTCCATCTTTAACAAATACTGTTGCAAAACAGGCAATGTTTGGCCTTTTCATGTTAGCATACGAAAACAATGACAATGGTAAAAAGTTTATGAACGCAGCAGTAAGTATTTTTGCTGTCTCTATGGCTCCAGGAATGCTGCCTCTATGGGCAGCTAAACCACCACTTAATTATAGGGGTTTTGAGCAGGTAAACATAGATAACGTTACTACAGAAGGATCGCTTGGCCCAGCACTAGCGGCAGTCACTTCACCGTGGTTTGCATCGGGAACAGCAACACAAACAGTAACAGGTGCAACTACTACCTGGTTATAGAATATAATTCCTCCTTCTTTATATTTATATAACGTATAATAGTATACTAATAAAGGAGATATTTTATGAAAAAATCTGATTTAGTTAAAATAATTAGAGAAGCAGTTAGAGCAGAGGTAAAGGCTGTACTTAAAGAAGAATTTGGAAAGAAAACTTCTACAAATGAAGAATTTACAAGCATGATGTCTCATGCAGACACCCTATTTAACGGCAATAAATCAAAACAGAGTTTTACAAAAAACCCTGTATTGAATGACGTATTAAACGAGACAGCAAATGATGCATGGCCAACTATGGGAGGAAAAACATTAAACGCAAATCATGCCCAAGGAGGAAAGGCCGGTCTAGCTGCAATGATGGGAATGCAATCGCCTGATCAGATGTTTGGAGGAAAACCAACAGCACAACAAATGGCCCCAGATGATAGAAAACATGTTGAAGTACCCGAAGAAGTAGGAAAGGCCTTAACAAGAGATTACAGATCATTAATGAAAGCAATAGATAACAAAAGAAAAAATAAATAATGGCAAACATAAGAAGAGAAATAATATCTAGTCCTGTAGCTGACGACAACGAAGACATTGCTCTTGGTGTAAATTTTCCAATGAATGGTAGAGATGGATCAGCATTTGACTTGACATTTTTTTCTATAGATGCTGCAATTGCAAATATAAAAAATCTATTACTAACAAGAAAAGGTGAAAGAATAAATCATCCTCAGTTTGGAACAAACCTAAGAGACTATCTATTTGAACCAAATTTTGAATCGCTTAGAGAAAAGGTTGGAACAGAGATTAGAGATGCTGTTGAATTGTGGTTACCATATATTGTAATAAATACATTAGAAGTAACTGTGCCTAGGTTTGGCCAAACAGGTTTAGTAGACCCAACCCATGGAATATTAGCCATATTAAAAATTAGTTTAGTAAATAATACAATTGATGAAGAAGAAATTGTAATAGAGATAAAGGATATATAATATGAGTGGACAAAAGCTACAAACAAAGGATGTAAACTATCTAAATATAGATTTTAAGGGATTCAAAGATAAGCTAAACACCTTTTCGCAGGTGTACTTTCCTGATATATCAAACGATTTTAATGAGTCTTCTCCTGGACAAATGTTTGTTGAGATGTCTGCATATGTTGGAGATGTTCTTTCTTTTTATATTGATAACTCTTTAAGAGAAAGCCTTTTATTGCATGCTCAAGAAAGGTCAAATGTTATGGATATTGCTAGAGGCGTAGGATATAAACCACTACAATCTGCTCCATCAAGAGTAACACTAGATGTTTATGTATTATTACCTGTACAAGGAACAGGAGCAACAGCGGCTCCAGATTGGAGATATGCACCAATTATTGATGAAGGACTGAGGGCCCAAACAAAAACAGCTGCAACTCCCTTTTTCACACTTCAGCCAGTAGATTTTAATTTTTCTAGTTCAGTAGATCCAACAGACGTTTCAATATACAAGATAGACTCTGATGGTAATCCTGAAACATATCTTTTGAAAAAACAAGTAGAAGCAAAATCAGGAGTAGTTAAATATAAAACTTTCTCCTTTCAATCTCCTAAAAAATATGATAAGGTTTTAATTGGAGACAATAATGTTATAGAGGTTCTTGACTGTAGAGACCAAGAAGGTAATAGATGGTATGAGGTAGACTATATAGCCCAAAACATGGTATATGAAGAGGTAAAAAATACTAAAACAATAGACCCTGAATTTTCTAAATTAAGAGATGAAACACCTTACTTGTTAAAGCTAAGAAAAACTGGTAGAAGATTTCAAGTAAACATAACAGCTGACCTAGGGACTGAAATAATGTTTGGTGCCGGTAACTCTAATGTTGCAGATGAATTGATAGTTCCTAATCCAAATAATATGGGATTAAATTTGCCTTATGGAAATGTTTCAGCAATGGACAATGCTTGGGACCCTTCTAACGCAATGTTTACTAGAGCTTATGGTCAAGCTCCAGCAAATCAAACATTACAATTCAAATACGTAGTTGGAGGAGGTATAAAAGATAACGTGCCAGCTGGAACTATACGAGAAATAACTGGTATTTCATTTACTATGGAAACCGACGGTTTATCTGCGGCAACTGTACAATTTGTAAAAAAATCTGTTGCCGTTAGTAATCCTATACCTGCAACTGGAGGAAAAGGGTTTGAATCAGTAGAAGAAATAAGACAAAATGCAATGGCTTTTGCAGCTACCCAGCATAGAGCAGTTACTAGAGAAGATTTTATTGCTAGGTTGTATTCAATGCCAGCTAGGTTTGGAAACGTTGCCAAAGCATTTATAGTGCAAGACGAACAGCTTAAAGTAGAAACAGGAGAGGAAGTAGCAAATCCTTTAGCATTAAATATATATCTACTATCATATAACGAAAATGGAAACTTGACACAAGCAAATGCTGCAACAAAGGAAAATATAAGAAATTACTTGAGTAAGTTTAGAATGCTTACTGACGCCATAAATATAAAGGATGGGTTCATAATAAATATAGGAATACAATACTCTATAATAACTTTACCTGGATACAATTCACAAGAAGTAATATTAAAGGCAAGTAGAAGACTTGCTGAGATATTTGATATTAGAAAGTGGCAATTTAATGAGCCTATATTCTTAGCAAATTTAGCAACAGAAATAGATAAAATAGAGGGTGTACAAACCGTACAAGACCTAGACGTATATTGCAAACATGAAGCAGAAAGCGGTTATTCTGGCAACT